AGGTCCAGCAGGGCCTGCGCGCTGACCGCTACGTGCCGAGCCGCAGACCAGCTCCTCCCGGCTGGGTTGCGGACGAGGGACACCCGTACCTGAAGAATCCCGAGCTCGTGAAATCGAAGCCACCGAAGGATCGTCGACGGACACATCGAGTGCCGAAGCGGAAACCAACTGTCGCCACGATGACAACCACACGGCAACCAGTTGGCAACCAACTGGCGCCAGAGTTTCGGCCAAATCCGACCATCCCGGTGTCTGAACCACGCACAAATGAGCAGCAGGACGACACGGCCACAGGAGACCGGAAACCGGACGGAGGAACGCCCAAAGAGGCATCGGCAACCACTTGGCAACCAACTGCGGCGGGTTCTGGTGAGCGGTTACCGCCCTCCGCCATATCCGTCCTATCTGGTCCTTCGTCTCTGGTCTTATCTAATCCGTCCTCTCTGGTCGCTGAGCGAGACGCCGCGCAGGAGGACGACGGATCGCTAAAGCGATCTGAGGGACGCGAGGACGCCGAGGATGACCCGTTCCCTGACGCACCGCAGGGCGCAGATCAGGCGCGACGCGAGGGCGTGCGCCACGTGAGCGGTGCTGCCACGGCACTGGTCGCTGCAGCACGTGCGCGGAGCACGGCATGAGCAACGTCTTCGAGGGCCCGGGCGCGACCAACGTGAGCGTCACCGAGGACAGCCAGCGGTGGCCATGCCAGGTCGTCGGCATGCGCTGGGTCGATGGCACCGGCTTCGTGTTCGACTACTGCCCCGAGGCCCAGCGGTTCCTCGCGTCGTGGCAGATGCGTGGGCGCTGGCGAAGCGCGCAGCACCTGCGGATCTGCGATGCCCATGCGCGTGAGCTCCTCGCGCGCCATGCGGTCACCCCGCCGCCCGCGGTCGTGCCCGTGGTCGCGCCAGCGCCGGCCGTCGACGACGACCCGTTCGGTGACGTCGACGCGCCGTACGCACGCACGCGAGGCCGGTCGTGACCGCGTCCGTGCTGCACGGGCCGCGCGTCGGGCAGCGGGGGCAGGGGGGGGTCGAAACCTTCCGGCGGTCGCGGTCGGTCGGAGAGGCCACCTCGTCGCGAGAAAAAGTGGAAACGGGCGCAATCCGCGAGGCCCGCGCCGCGTCCGCGCGCGCTGTCCGCATGCCCGTCGGCGAGGCGTCGCGATGACCCACGCGCCCGGCACCCTCACGGAGCGCGAGCTCACAATCGTGACGCGGCTCACCGACGGCGCGAACACGAAGCAGATCGCCGCGGAGCTCGGCGTCAGGTCCTCGGCGGTCTGCAACACGCTCTTCCGCATCCGCGCGCGCTTCGATCTGGCCGCGAACAACGAACAGCTCGTCGCGATCCTGTTCCGCCGCGGGGTGCTGTCGTGACCTACGCCGTGGCGCTCATGGCCCTCGCGGTCGGCCTGGTCCTCGGCTCGCTCCTGGGCACCCGCCACGCGCGCGAGCTGCACGCGGAGAACGAGGCCCTCCGCCGCGCGCTCCGCCACGTCCGCGGGATCGCGTTCAACGCGCAGCTCCTCGGGGTCGCCCGCTACATCGATGCCATGCTCGCGGATGAGGCAGGCGCGTGAGCTGCTTCGTCCACACCTTCGTCCGGCAGCGCTGCGATGACTGCAGCGCGACGGTCATGCTCGAGCACCTCCTCTGGGGCGAGTCGTTCTACCTCCGGCTCCCGAGCCTCGGCCGGCTGATCTTCCTCCGCCACGAGCAGGTCCGGCCAGAGATCCTCGGCGCGCAGGTCCGCTCGCTCGATGACCCGGTGATCCAGTTCTCGAGTGCGTTCTACCGACCGACGCGGATCCGCTCATGACCGAGCTCATCCTCGCCTTCCTCGCCGTCTACGTCCTCACGATCGCGGCCGCTCTCGGGATCCGCATCCTCGCGCAACGTCTCGCGCCCAGCGTCGAGCCCAGGACCGTCAGCAGCATGGCCGTCCTGGGTTCGGCGGTGGTCGCGCTGTTCGCGCCGCGCGGTGTAGCGGGTACACACCGGCCCGGAGAGCCGGAGACCGCGGGTTCGAATCCCGCCGTGGCACTCGCGACCACCGCCCACGCGACCGAGGACCCGGCGGAGAGAAGTCATCCGTCGGCGCCGGCGAGCGAGGAGTCGGGTCCAGGTCTCACTGGGGGACAGCCCGGCCATCGGCGTCCACGATCGGACGCGCCTCGCCATGACCCGGCAAGCCTCGGTCGCGCTGTGGAGCGGTGGCTGTCGTGATCGAGGGCGAAGTGCTCGCGGCGCTGCGTGATCGGTTCACGGTCAGCGGGAACGGTGGCGCAGGGCGGTACGCGTTCCTCACGCACGTTCGCACGGGCGCGGCGTTCGACCAGCAGGAGATCGACGCCGTTGTGGTCTGCCTCTGGCCGTCGGATAGCCACGCGCTGCTCGGCTTCGAGGTCAAGTGCTCGCGCTCGGACTGGCTGCGCGAGATCCGCCCGAACACCAGCAAGAGCGAGAGAGCTCGGAGGCTCTGCGACTCGTGGACCGTCGTGGCGCCGGCGAACGCTGTGAAGATCGGGGAGTTGCCTGCCGGCTGGGGTCTGCTCCTCGCGTCGAGCGACGAGGGCGGCGCGGTGAAACTGCGTCAGCAAGTCGCGCCGGCGTTCGTGTATGCCGGCGCGGTCGGTGAGGAAAAGAAGATCACGCGCTCGTTCCTTGTGGCGATGCTTAGGGCCGCCGGGGCGGTGCCGGGGATGAGGTCCGGCCTCAAGCGGGCGCGCGTTCCGATGGAGTCCCCGACATGACCGACGACTGGATGAAGCCGAACACCAAGCCGCTCCCGGGCCCGGTCGCGAGCGAAGCGTTCGTGCTGACCCCGGAGGAACGCGCCCGAATCGCGGCGATCGCGGAGCCGATTACGCTGCCCGCGGCTAACGGAAGTCGGCTGGCCCCGGGAGGGGACACCGATCACGCACCTTCACAACTCCATACCGGACGATCCGATGCGTAGCCCGAAGACGCCGCTGCGCTCAGCGATCGAGAGCTACGCCCGGCACCATGCCGCGCGGCACTCGAAACTCACCCAGCGCACCTACGGCGGGGCGTTCACGCGGTTCTGCGCCTTCGTCGGCGACGCCTCGATCGCAGACCTCAACGCGACCCACGTCAACCGCTACGTCGCATCCTGCGGCACCCACCGCTTCATGGCCCGCGGCGATACTGCGGCGCTCAAGAGCTTGGCGAAGTGGATGGTCAAGGCCGGGATCCTCCAGGCCGACCCGCTCGCCGCGGTCATCACTCCGAAGGTCCCGCGCTCTCGAGCCCGGCCGCTGGACGACCGGCTCATCCCGCAACTGCTCAAGGTCGCGAGCGAGACCACGATGGGCGCGCGAGACCGGGCCATCGTCGCGCTCGCGCTCTCCACCGGCGCACGGCCGAACGAACTGCGTCAGCTCCGCTACCCCGAGGACATCGACCTCGACTACGGCCTCATCCGCATCCGCGAGGAGACGAGCAAGACGCCGGCGGGCCACCGCGAGGTCCCGATCGACCCGCAGGTCATCGCGCTCATCGACGACTACCTCAAGGATTACCGACCGCACCAGCCAGGTCCGCTGTTCCTCAACGCTCACGGCGATCCGCTCACGTATTACGGCTTCGCCGCGATCTTCTACCGGCTCCGCGACACGCTCCGCGAGCTCGGCCTGCCCGGATTCACCGCGTACCGGATGCGCCACACCGGCATCACGAACATGGCCCGCACCCCCGGCTACACCGCGTTCGACATCCAGGTGCTCGCGGGCCACGAGAGCATGGAGACCACCCGCAAGTACGTCCAGCGGCGCTCGATCGCCGAACTGCGCCGACTGCCCAGCCCGCTCACCACCGTCTACGGACGGATCTCCTAACCGATGCGAGGCCGAGTCTGCCGAGACCCAATCTGCTGCGCTCCGGGCTGCGTCAGTCATGCACCCGCTCGGCTTAGCATCAACGAATTGCCCGCGAACATTGGCACTGCTGCACGGGCCCGTAGCTCAGGGGCAGAGCGGCGGACTCATAATCTGCTGGTCCCGCCAGGGACCGCTCACGCGTCACACGACGACGAAATAGGGCCAGCCGACCCCGTTAGCCACGTCGAGTCTGCTGGCCCCTATGGCGCGCTCCGGCGGGCGCTGGATCGCTACCTCGCGGGGCTGCTGTCGTGAGCGTCCAGAAGCTGAGCGTGTGGCTCCCGGTCACCCAGGATGACCTCGACGACGCCGCGGCGTTCCCGAAGCCCTACCTGACGGCGTCCGGCGCGATCATCTGGACCTCGGAGCCGCTCGACCCGCTCGTCCACGGCCTGCGCTGGATCTACGAGCGATGAGGCTCCTCGCGATCGACGAGGGCAGCAAGGCCACCGGCCTCGCGTTCTTCGACGGCTCCGACCGCCCCGCATGGACCCGCGCGCTCACGCCCGCGGCCGCGTGGCCGTGGCGCCGGCGGATGCGCTGGATCTGCGACGCGCTCCGCGGCGTGCTCGAGACGAACGGGCTGCTCGCGGATCCCCCGGACGTGATCGCGATCGAGGACGCGGTCGTGAGCGAGAAGAACCCCCGGATGGGCGTCGCGGTCTCGAAGTGCCGCGGATACCTGATCGCCCACCTCGACTCGATCTATGGCCTCGAACTGCCGATCATCGACGTGTCGCCCGGGAAGGTGCGGGCCGCGGTCGGGATCTCCGCGTTCAGCGGCCGGGTCCACAGCAAAGACAGATACAAAGTCGTCGCCCAGTACCTCGGTCTTCCTGCCACGATTTCCGAGGACGAGGCGGATGCGGCGTGCGTGGGTTTGGCGGCGCTCGCTCAACTCCGAGAGGAGAACTGGCATGCAATCGCCCGCTGAACGCCGCGAGCTCCAGCGGATCCGTCAGCGTGACTACTACCGGAAGAACCACGATGCCGTTCGGCAGCGAGCGAAGGCCGGATACGAGAGGAACCGAGACGAGGTCAAGGCTCAGGCGCGTGCGTACTACGCGAAGCACGCCGCCGAGCGACGCGCCTATGCGCTCGCATATAGGCGGGCGCATCCCGAGCTCAAAGCCGCGAGCGATCGGCGCTACGTCGATGGGCATCGGGAGAAGGCGAGGCACAACAATCTCATGCATCGCTCGCGCCGAGCTGGGAATGGTGGCTCGCACACGGTCCAGGAATGGCTCGACAAGGTCGCGCTGCTCGGCAACTGCTGCATCTATTGCGGCCGCGACGATCTGCCGCTCAGTCGGGACCACAACATCCCGGTCGTCCGGGGCGGGTCAAGCGATATCAGCAACATCCTTCCAGCATGCAGGCGGTGCAACAGCGCGAAGAAGGACCGGACCGCAGTCGAGTACCTGGCGGCGCTGGCGCAGCTGCGCGAAGAGGGCTGGCGGGCCCTCGGCGAATCAGGGAAGCGGGCGGCGGCCGTGAAGTAAAGGCCGCGCTGACCGACCGCGAGCGCGAGGTCGTGCGGTTGCTCCGGGCGGGAGCGCCGTACAAGGCCATCGCGCACCAACTCGGCATCGCCGAAAGCACCGCCCGGGTGCTCGGCTCTCGGGCGTTTCGTAAACTTGGCGGGAGGCGGCTTCGGCTGCCGGAGGTGTAAGGCGATATGAAACTGATCTGCCTCGACGGCCCGCTCGCGGGGCAAGAGTTCGAGACTGACGCCCAGCAGCTCCGCATCGCGCAGCCAGGCGGCGTCTACGCGATCTACAACGTGCGGAAGGCGCTGATGCCGGAGTCTTCGGCCAACTTCTTCCTCGGCAAGGCGCTCACGTACGCCGGCGACGAAGTACCACCGACGATGCGTGATGAAACCCTCGAGAACCCACACCTGCACACTTCAGGCGGCGATCCCGACTGCGATATCTGCGTCGCATTGGTCGACCTGTAATGCAGGCTGGGTCGAAGTGCGGCTATCACTGGCGTGCTCCGTGGATTCCGCCGCCGACGCTCGATCGGATCGACCGGGATTATGCGATGAAGCACCGCCCCGACGAGATCTGCGTCTTGGGCGCCGGTCACAGTGGCGACCATCGATCCATCGCGAAGGTCACGGCGACGCAGAGATGAGGCGCGTGGCTGATCTCGGCGACATCCTCGTCGGCGACCGTCTTGGCGAGCTCCTCGACGCGACGTGCTTTGGCGAGCGGTCATGGATCCAGGAGCTGCGCGCCCGGATCGCGGCTGAGATTGTGACCGAAGCGGATCTGCCGGCCTTCCTGCGATGAAGGTAGCCCTGCTCGAGCGATGCGACCGCCCCGGTCATCCGCTACATGCCAACGACGAGCGGTGGGACATCGTGCGCACCCTCGAGGTGAGCGATCCACCACCACCCGACATCAAGGTCCCGCAGATGCTCGGGCCGATGCCACTCGCTGGCGACCAAAAGTCCGAGCACGAGTTCCAGTTCTTGCGGTACCGCAAGCGCGTCCACGCGCCGACGCATGTCGCGATTGGCACCGACGACGCAACCTTCGAGATGTTCCTCGCGTACGAACGGACGTAAACAAACGCGTACGTCCTAACCCCGCTGTAGCCACCTAAGACACCGCTCCTCGGCGCATGCTGCACGCGGATGAGCAGGGCAGTCTCGCTCCACGGACGAACGGCTGAACTGTGCGAGCAGGTCGACGAGCGGCTTCAGCTCGAGGGCTGGCCCGCGACCCCCGCGCGACGGGCGCGCGCGATCCTCGAGCTCGAATACGCCCGCGAACGCGTCGGGCTGGCGGCGGACGACCGCGCGACGGTCCAGGCGGCCATCTGGGCCCTCGTCCCGATCAGCGACCGGTGATGTTCCACGTGACCTCCCGCTGAGTGCCCCCTACGGCACCGAGCACCGCCGCCTCCGCGAAGAAGTCCTCGCGAGCCCCGACGCGAAGTGCTGCATCGGCTACCCGGTCGGGATCCACGGCGCCGCGTGCGTCCCGCCCGACACGCTCGACCACAAAATCCCGCGCATCCGCGGCGGCGCGACGACCCGCGCCAACTCCCGGCCGCTCTGTGGCTCCGGTTCGTGCAACTCGCGCAAAGGGCGCGACGAGCGGCGACGCACGTGGCGCGACCGCTAACGGCTGCATCTGCGCTGGCTGCAAGGCCGGCCTCGCGCCGTTCACGCTCAAGCACTTCGTCGCGTGGTCCTCCGACCTCATCCTCGACAACGACGAACGCTGGACGCTCGAGCCGTTCCAGCTCGAGTTCATCGACGATCTCTTCGCGGGCCGTCCAGAAAACTGGCTCATCTTGCCCGAAGGTCAGGGCAAAACGACCCTCATCGCGGGCGTGGTGCTCCATCACCTCGAGCACCGGATCATGGGCAAGGTTCCGGTCGCAGCGAGTTCGCGCGATCAGGCCGAGATCCTCTATGGCCAGATGAAGAGCTTCGTCCGACGTACCCCGCGGCTGCATCGCCTGTTCAACGGCAAGCCGGTGATCCGCTGCTTCGACGGGTACCGCGAGGTCGAGCATTTCGTGACCGAGTCGACGAGCAAGGTCTACGCGGCCGACGACAAGACGGCCGACGGCGTGATCTTCACCCTGGCGATCATCGAAGAGCTCCACCGGCATAAGGACCTGCGGCTCTACCGGACCTGGACCGGCAAGGCCCGCAAGCGCAAGGGCGCCCAGGTCGTCACGATCTCGACCGCCGGCGAGCCCTATTCCGACTTCGAGGACACCCGGGAGCGGATCCGCCAGCTGCCGGGTGCCAAGCGTCGGGGCAGTTTCGTGCGGGCATGCTCCGCGCAGATCGTGATCCACGACTGGTCCGTCCCGCCGAAGGCCGACATCACAGACATGCGAGTCGTGAAGCAGGCGAACCCGTTCAGCGGCATCACGACGGAATCACTTCAGCAGGACTTCGACTCGCCGACGATGACGCTGGCGCATTTCTCGCGCTTCAAGGGCAACCTCGCAACGCGCGCGATCAGTTCGGCGATCAACGACAGCGAGTGGTCGCGCGCTCTCTCGAAAGAGAAGATCCCCGAGGGTGAGCCGATCTGGATCGGCATCGACATCGGCCGCGTCTGGGACACCACGGCGATCGTCCCGCTCTGGCCGAGGGATGCCGGCTTCCGGCTCATTGGGCCGGCGAAGATCCTCACGCCGCCGCGGATCAGCGGAGAGCGCCTGAGCTCCGACGAGATCCACCGCGCGATCCTCGAACTGCACGAGCGCAACCCGATCCACACCGCGGTGATTGACCCGTTCGACGCGAGCGACACGATCGAGTGGCTGACCGACACCATCGGGTGCGAGGTCATCGAATGGACGAACCGTGACGAGAGCCAGACGGACGACTACGAGCAGTGGATGACCGGGCTCCGAGTCGGCTGGCTGAAGCACAGCGGCGATCGCGGGCTCACCCGCCACGTCTTCAACGCGGTCGCGCGGATGCTGCCGAATGGGAAGACCCGCTTCGACCGGGCGAAGTCCAGCCGCCAGGGCGGAGATAACGACGCGCGCGTGATCGACGCGCTCGTCGCCGCCGCGATGGTGAACGCGAAGGTGGCCGAGGAGTTCGGAGAGGACGGCGGCGACGCATGGGTTGCCAGCTGAAGAAGCCGGCGCGGGTCATCACCGAGCGCGAGGCCGATGTGGTCCGGCTGCTCAAGCTCGGGCACCGCTTCAAGGCGATCGCGCACGAGCTCGGGATGAGCGAGTCGACGGCGCGCACGCATGCCCAGATCGCCCGTCGGAAGCTCGAAGCGGTCGGTCTCGCAGAGATCGTCGGTATCTAGACGAAACGTCTAGGGTTCCCGGCCGCTCGACGCGCACTCGCATACGTCCGAGACGGCATCCTGACGCCTGATGAGCGGCATCGGTACGCCGTCCTGATCGTCATGTTCGCCATCGTGGCGGTCAGCGTGCTGGCGTTCGCGGCCACGGCGGGACTCGCCTGGCGGATCTTCCACGCGGCAGCGGGCATCTGAGCGCGGGAGGCTGATTGAGCGTTTTCGGCGAAGCCCTCTCCGGTCTCCGGTCCGCGATCGCACTGCCCCAGGCCACGCCCCGGCGGTTCTTCCAGATCGGCCTTCCTGGCGAGCGCGACTACCAGCAGATGGTCAAGGAGGGTGCGGGGAACTCGATCGTCGGGGCCTGCATGAACTTCATCGTCCGGACCTTCCCCGAGGCGCCGCTTCAGATCCGCGACATGACACAGGGCGAGCCCGGCCGCGCACTCGCGCGCCATGACCTGCTCTCGCTGGTCCGCCGCCCGACCCGCGACGCCTCGGCCCCCGTCGCCGGCCACTATCCCGGGATCATCCTCTGGATGGCGACGCTCGTGTCGTTCGTCATCGACGGCAACGCGTACTGGCTGAAGGTCCGCGACCAGACCGGGCGCGTCGTGCAGCTCTGGTACGTCCCGCACTGGATGATGGAGCCGCGCTGGCCGACCGCGCCGGGCAACACCGTGTTCATCGACCACTACGACTACACGCCCTTCGGCCAGCCGATCCCGGTCGACCCGTCCGAGGTCGTGCATTTCCGGTTCGGCGTCGATCCCGAGAACACCCGCAAGGGCTACTCGCAGCTCAAGACCGTGATTCGCGAGGTCGCGACCGACGAGGAGGCGAGCGCGTTCTCGGCGTCGCTCCTGCACAACTACGGCGTGCCCGGCCTCGTGCTCTCGCCGGCCAAAGACAGCAAGCGCGTCATGGGCAAGGACGAGCGCGATTCGGCGAAGGCCGACCTCATCCAGAAGACGACCGGCGAGCACCGCGGCGAGCCGCTCGTCATGAGCCTGCCGACCGAGGTCACGTCGTTCGGGTTCTCGCCGCAGCAGATGGATCTCGGCGCGATCCGCCACCTTCCCGAGGAGCGGGTCACCTCCGCGCTCGGCCTACCCGCGGCCGTCATCGGGCTCGGCAGTGGGCTGCAGGGAGTCCGGATCGGGGCGACGTTGCGCGAGCTCCTCGGCCTCGCCTGGCGCGGCTGCCTCATGCCGACGACCGGGCTGCTCGGGGAGCAGCTCTGGACGCAGCTGCTGCCCGACTTCCTGACCGCCAACGTGGATCTCAACCCCGAGGCCGCGTCCGCCGAGCTCGAGGGCCTCGCGGTGCGGTTCGACTACCGCAAGGTCAGCGGCCTGGCCGGCGACTTCCAGGCCGAGGCCGACTACTGGGCGACGATGCTGCGCTCCGAGATCGCGATGCGCGCCGAAGCCCGCTCGGCGCTCGGGCTCCCGGTCGACGCGAAGCGCGACAACGTCTTCGTCGCATCCCCGGGCGTCGGCCAGAACGCGGCGGGCGGCAGCGCGAATGGCGCCGGATCGCCCGCGCTGCTCAAGTCCGAGACCCAGCTCGAGATCGAGGCTCGCCGACTCCGCGAAGGACTCGCCGAGGCGGAGGACCGCGCCGAGCGGCGGGAGGAGCGCCACGACGCGACGCTCGAGGCACTCGCGCGCCCGCGCGCCACGCGGCGCGAATACTTCCGCGACCCGAAGACCCACCTCGTCACCAGCCACGTCGACGAGCCGGCGTAGGCCGGGGAAGGAGCCGCTAGATGGCCGCCGCGACGAAGATCACTCAGGCAGTCGCCAGCCTCATGGCTGACGCCGGCATCGGCACGATCTCCAACTCCGGCTTCGTGAAGATCTACGACGCGACCGGCGGCGTCCCGGCCACGGCCGACACCGCGCTGACCACGCAGGTGCTTCTCGCCACGCTCACCCTGAATGCCGATGCGTTCCCCGCCGCGGTGAACGGCCTGCTCACCGCGAACGCGATCACGCAGGACTCGAGCGCCGATGCGACCGGGACTGCCGCGTTCTTCCGCGTCACCAAGAGCGACGGCACCGTGCTCTGGCAGGGCACCTGTGGCACCGCGGCCGCCGACATGATCCTCAACAGCGTGGCGATCTCGGCGGGTGCCGCGGTCCAGGTGTCGAGCCTGACCTATACGGTGCAGTTGGGATGAGCCCGCAGGCGCTGGAGAACCGCTAGATGGCTGATGCCATCGTCCAGGTCGCCCCCGATTCAACGGGCGCGAAGATCGACAACAGCTCGCTCGCCGTCGGCGCGAACACGGTCATGCGCCAGCGGACGAACATCGCCGACCCGACCGACCCGCTCGCACTCGCGGCGGTCACCAATGCCGCTCCGGCATCGAGCGCCTATGGCCTGGTGACCCGCGAAGCACCGGCGGCGACCCTGTTCCGCGGCCGGGCCAACACGTTCAGGACTCCCGGCCGCGCGGGGACCGTGGGCCAGAAGATCTTCGCCCTGCATAACGCGACCGGCTCGACGGTGAAGATCCATATCAATCAGGTCACCATCGACCTCGTGCAGACAGTGGTCAAGGCCGTCACCGTGCTGCCGCCCGCTATCCGCATCCACCGCTTCACGGCCGTCCCGACGAACGGCACGTCGCTCGCGAAGGTGACGAAAGACACCACCCTCACGCCGAGCGCCTCGGTGACGGCATGGGGCGATGCGTCGGCGGACGGCACCGGCTCCGGCACGACGCTGACCGCCACCATCCCCGCGGGCAACATGCTGTCGCAGGAATTCGCGGCACGATTCATCACCGCAGCGGGCTACGAGATGTTCGACCGCGCCACGTTCCTCGATGGCGACGTGGACGTGGTCCTCGGGGCGCTCGAGGGCATCGTCGTGTTCCTCGATTACGTCCTTGCCACCCAGAACCCGATCACAGACATGTGGGTGGTCGGCTGTGATTGGGACGAGATCTAGGTCGTGCTGATCGACCTCCGTTCGCTCGTTGAGAGCAGCGGAGCCCTGGCGATCACTGGGACGGTCGCGGACGCGCAGGCGACAGACACGAGCGCGGCCAGCGCCATCGAGGCGTTCGTCGGCGCGACCGCATCCGCGCAGACGCCGACCACGAGCTCCGCCGTAGCGATCGTGGACATCATCGGCACCGTGGCCTCGACACAGGCCGCGACCACCTCCGCCGCGACCGAGGTCGAGGACTTCATCGCGGCGACGATCGACTCGCAGACCGCGCCGGCGTCGGCGGCCGCTGGCAGCGAGGTGTTCGTCGCTGCGGTCACCGGCCCGCAGACCGCCATGACCAGCGCCGGGGCCGGCAGCGAGGCGTTCATCGGCGCGATCGCGAGCGCCGCTCCGGCCGGCGTGTCGGCGGCCGTGGCGCTGGTGCCGGACGCTCCCGCCGCGCCCGCGCCCATCCCGTTCGTCGTCACCGTCACTGGTGGTGGCGGCGGACCGCGCACGCATACGCGACCACCGCCGCACCGCCTGCTGCGCACGTATCCGTACTTCCAGCGCGAGCCACCGATGGCGACAGCGGCCGTCACATCGGTCGGGCAGTCTCCGCGTTCATCGGCGCTCGCGATCGTGAGCATGGTCGCGGCCATCAGGTCGCAATCGCCGGAATCGCGCGCGCGAATCCTGGTCGAGCACGACAGCGACTGGCTCCGTCAGGCGCTCGCGGAGGATGAGGAACTGCTCGCACTGGCGTAGTCGATTTCCCTAGACGTTTTGATGAGGATTTCGGCCCTCGCGGCGCCCATGAGCGCCTGACGACTGGATAGGTTCCGGAGCGCGTGAAGGCTCAGGCCGTCGACCGGCTTCTCCGCGAGCAGGTGTGGGCGATCAACCCCGCCGCGCTCGAGCGCATGTTCGCGTGGGTCGCTGCGCATGGCGACGCCGAGATCACCACATCGATGCGCGCGGCCGCCGGGCCTGCGAAGCCGGCCCGCGGTGGGGTCGCGGTCATCCCGATGCAGGGCACCATCTCGAACCGCCCCGACATCTGGTCGTTCCTGTTCGGCGGTGCCTCGTGCATGGAGCTCGCTGATCAGCTGCACTCGGCACTCGCCGATCCGTCCATCGCGCGGATCGTGCTCGACATCGATTCGCCCGGCGGCACCGTCGACGGGATCACCGAGCTCGCGGCCGAGATCCTCGCCGCGCGGGCCGAGAAGCCGATCATCGCCGTCGTCAACACGATGGCCGCGAGCGCCGCGTACTGGCTCGCGTCGCAGGCGACCGAGGTGATCATGTCGCCGTCCGCGCAGGCCGGCTCGATCGGCGTGTTCAACGTCCACATGGACAAGAGCAAGGCGCTCGCCGAGATGGGCGTGGTCCCGACGTTCATCAGCGCCGGCAAGTTCAAGACCGAGGGCAACCCGTTCGAGCCGCTCAGCGCCGACGCGAAGGCCGCGATCCAGGAGCGGGTCGACTCGTACTACGGCATGTTCACCCGCGACGTCGCGAAGGGCCGGGGCGTCCCGGTCGCGACGGTCCGCGACAGCTACGGCCAGGGCCGCGTGCTCGGCGCGACCGACGCGGTCGCGGCCGGGATGGCCGATCGGGTCATGCCGTTCAGCGAAGCGGTCGGGCGCAACCCGCGCCGCGCGCAGGTCGCGGACCCGATGCCCCAGCCCGGCGCAACCACGGAGCCTGTGACCCTCGCCGAACGGTGCGAGCGCCTCGCGACGGATACGTCCGAGCTGCTCGCGCACGCGCACGCAGCGGTTTCGATGCGGGCGAAAGAGAGCCGCGGACTCGGCACCCAGCAGAACGAGCGGATCGACGCCGTCGCGACGCAGCTCCTGGAGGCGGCCGAGGTTCTTCGGACGCTCACCAAGCCAGCCGCGAAGGCCCCCGCGACCTCGAGCGCGGCGGAGCGATCGCGCTTCGTCCGGCTCACGTCCCCCGCGATGGCGCACTAAACAGAGAGAAGGGCAGACAGATGAAGCGCAGTCCAGTCATTGAAGCGAAGCGGCTCGAGATCAAGGGTCTCGCCGACACGGTCAAGGCGGCCTTCGACGCCGAGGACGTCGCGAAGGGCAAGGACCCGGCCTTCGCGATGAGCGCGGCCGACCTCTCGGTCGTGACCGAGTCGAACCGCAAGATCGAGGCGCTCGAGCACGACGTCGAGACGCTCGAGATCAGCGAGGGCCTCCGCAGCAAGAACACCGAGCGCCTCACGTCGCTCGCGCGCACCGGCGGCATCGCGCAGCCGGGCGCCGGCCCGCGTCCCGAGGACGTCCGCCGCGAGGCCCAGACGCTCGGCGCCGCGTTCGTCGAGTCCCAGGAGTTCAAGGCCTTCATGGCCACGGCGATGATCGACGGCCGGATCCCCGACAACCGGCGCGTCGGCGACTCCCCGCCGTTCGCGGTCAGCTCGCTGCTCAAGCGCGGCGGGATGCAGGCCGCGGCCATCGCACCCGTGACCGGGGCCAGCGCGACGTCGGCCGGCGCGTTCGTCATCCCGGACCGCCAGCCCGACTACGCGTTCCTGCCCTTCGCGCCGATCACGATCCTCGACCTCATCGGCCACCGCACCACCCAGTCCGACTCGGTCACCTGGGTGCGTGAGACGGCCCGCGCGAACAACGCTGCGCCGGTTGCCGAGGCGACCGCGACAGCCACGACCGGCGGCAAGCCGCAGTCCGGGTTCGACCTGGTGGTCGACACCGCGATCGTCCAGAGCCTCGCCCACTGGATCGCCGCGACGAAGCGCGGCCTCGCCGACGCGGGCCAGCTGCGCGGCATGATCGACGACGAGCTCCTCAAGGGGCTCCGCAACAAGCTCGCCGACGAGGTCGTGAACGGATCGGGCGTCGCCCCGGAGCTCAAGGGCATCCTCGCCCAGACCGGCCTCTCCACGCAGGCGTGGAACACCGACCTGCTCACGACCACGCGCAAGGCCCGCACCACCGCGAAGCTCATCGGCCGCGTCAACCCGACGGCCTTCGTCATGCACCCGCTCGACTGGGAGGCGATGGACCTCCTGGCCGACGACGACAACCGCTACTACTTCGGCGGTCCGTCGGTCCTCGGCAACCCGCGCCTGTGGGGCCTCCCCGTGGCCGAGGAAGAGAAGCTCGCGCAGGGCACCGGGCTCACCGGCGACTTCACCCTCTGCGTCCTGTGGGACCGCGAGCAGGCGTCGATCGCGGTCAGCGACTCGCACGCCGACTTCTTCATCCGCAATCTCGTCGCGGTCCTCGCGGAGCAGCGGGCCGCGTTCGGCGTGATCCGCCCCGCCGGCATCGTCACGATCGCCACGGCCCCGTAAGAACCAGAAAGAAAGCTGAGGAACAACGACGATGGCGAACAACGAAACGCTCAACGGCCACGCACCGCTGGAGGTCGCGGTCCACACGGCGGACTACATCCTCACCGCGGACGACAGCGGCACCGCGCATTCGAGCAAGGGCGCCGCCGGCGCCATCGCGGCGAAGCTGCCCGCGGCCACGCCCGGCCTCCGCTTCACGTTCTACGTGGGCGCGGCCCAGGAGCACCGCGTCACGCCGCTCATCGCCGAGCAGGTCTGTGCGACGGCGACCGATGTCGCGGGCACGGCCGGCAAGTACATCTCCGCCGACGCGATCGGCGAGACGCTCCAGATCGCGTGCTTCGAGGCGGGCATCTGGACGAACCTCGCTTCGGGAGGCACCTGGACGGTCCAGGCCTAAGCCGACACAGCACACAAGCAGCGACCGGAGGGCGGGCGGTGGGCCGTGAGGTCCACCGCCGCGACCCTCGACGCGAAGGAGAAACGCGATGACCCGCAAGGTTCCGATCCGGCGCGACATCTGGCTCAACGCCGGCGTCCCCTCGAACGGCGCAGCCGGCACGTTCGCCACGCAGGCGCTGCCCGGCGACACGCTCGTCGACACGACCAACTTCGTCCGGTACATGAACACCGGCACCCAGGCGTCGCCGACGTGGACGGCGATGACGGCGACCGCCGGCTCACTCGACGGCACCGTCGTGAAGGTCGGGGCTGACGACAACGTCATCGGCGCGATCCCCCTGCTGTTCCGCGTCGTGATCGCGGCCGGCGCGCTCGCGGCCAAGAACGTCCTCATGACCAACAAGGTCCGGGTCGTCGATGCCTGGCTGGTGCTCACCGGTGCCGGCGTCGCGACCACCACGCTCACGGTGGGCAATGGCGCCACGGCGATCACCGACGCGATGGCCGCGAGCGGTGCCGCGAAGGCGCTCGTTCGCGCGGCGACCATCGATAGCGCCGCCCACGAGATCGCGGCCGGAGGCTCTCTCCGGGTCACGTCGCTCACCGGCGCGACCCAGCCCGCCGCGATCGTGTACGTACTCGCGGAACGGGTGGCCTAAGCCGCCGTGTACGGCCAGACGAAGCCCGCGGGCCTGCTGTCGCTCGACACCTACGTCGAGGTGTGCCACGTCGATATGCGCAACTGGCAGACCCTCGCGCTCACGCTGCTGGTTACGACCCACGACCTCAAGTGGACCGTCTACGGCGCGAACCTGGCCGACTTCTCAGACGAGAGCGTCGTGCAGGCGGAGGCGACCGTAGCGATCGGCGGTGTCGGGACCTATGTCACGACCGCCCCGCCCTTCGGGTTCTACCGGCCGAAGATCAAGGCCAATGTTGGCGGCTCACAGGGCACCGGCACCATCATCGTCACCCAGAAGCGGTTCGGCGAATGACGGTGGCCGCTTCCTCCGACCTGCTCATCGTCGACGCGCCGCAGCCGCTCGATCCGCGCGGGTCGTGGGTCTGCGATCGCCAGGTATTCCTCAACGCGGCCGGTCAGGTCTGCGACGCGAAGGACCCCGATCGCAAGACGATCTACGCCCAGCCCCGCGACCTCATCCCGTGGGCGACGGCCGAGCGTCTCGGCCTCGCCTCCGCGCCTCCAGTTGCCGCCGCACCGCCCATTGTCGGGACGCCGCCGCGCCTGGCCCATCGCCCAGGGTCTCGCGCGGCGGCTCCGACCGCGGCGGCTGCGACCCCCGATCTGAAGCCCGTCACGGCCCCGAAGCAATCGCGCCGGTCCGGTCGGTAGCGCGTGGCGACCGTACCGCTCACGCCCCAGCTGCTCGTCGAGGCCGGCGTCGTGCCGACCTATCACGTCCCGGCCGAGCTCACGACGACCGACACGTTCTCGGTCCTGAACGCCGGTCGGCTGTTCCTGTACGCGAAGAAGTCGGCCGCGGTCGACTGCGTCATCACGTTCGTCACGCCGGTCCTGTTCCGCGGCAAGGCGGTCGCGGACCTCGCGGTCACCGTGCCGGCGAGCACCGGCGAGCTCCTCATCGGGCCGTTCGACCGCGCGCTCTACAACCTGAATGGCGACCTGACCTTCACGCTCTCGGACATCGACGGGCTCTCGATCGCCGTGCTGTACGAGCCGGCATGAGCGGGACTGCTGCAGCGCAGAGGCGATATCGCGAGTCGCACCGCGAAGAGATTCGCGCGCGCGGCCGGGTGCGGCAACGGGCGTTCTACCACGCGATGACCGATGCAGAGCGCGCGGTGTACCAGGCCAAGAATGATGCGTGGAAAGCGGCGCATCCAGAACTCGTCGCTGCGGCTGTGCGCCGGCGGCGCCTGCGCAAGTACGGACTGACCGAGGAAATGTTCTACGAATATCTCGACGCGCAGGAAGGGTGCTGCGGCTTTTGCGGGTCGCCGCTTCCTGAGGATGAGTCTCTAATCGCGATCGACCATGACCACAGCACGGGCGCGTATCGAGCACTTCTTCACATGGTCTGCAACCGCGTCGCCGGATTCGCGGAGTTCGACGATCGGTTTGTCGGCTATCTGGCAGCGTCATAGATGGCTGCGCTTATCACCGTGGCGGATTGGCGAACGCATGTGGAGAGTGACCTCTCGGACGCAGCCGTGCAGCGGCTGATCGACGACGCGGACGCGCTCATCGTGCGCGAGCACGGCCCACACGCGGAGTTGACGCTCACGGTCCCCGGACTGAACGAGCGGATGCTGTTCCTCGAGCGCCCGGTCAGCGACCCGGCCGATATCTCGTCGCTGGTCGAGAGCTGGTCGTTCCTCGCGGGCCCGCTCTACCGCACGCTCGATGAGACCGACTTCTTCGTCTGGTACGGCGGCCGCGGCCTCGAGCGGCTGCAGACCGGGACGCATCCGGCCTGGGGTTGGGCGGAGCGCGTCGCGATCACCTACATGCCGACCGTGGACGACGCGCGCCGGATCCGCGTGACCATCGACCTGGTGCGGATCGCCGCGCAGTACGAGGGGCTCAGCGCGCAGACGGTCGGCGATCACGCCGAGACGTTCACTTCGTACGCGACCGAGCGCGCCGAGCTCGTGGCGTCGCTCGGCCCTGCGATTGCGTTTTCCTGATGGGCGCCCGCCAGGACATGACCGACCGGGCGCTCGTGGAGCGCAACGACCAGCCGTCCGAGGAGCTGTCGCCGTCGGGCATCGACTATGGCGAGGGCGCCGAGGACTGGCGCGCGCTCGCCGCCGCGCTGCCCTGTTGCGTGTACACGAAGGCCGCCAGCGAGCAGCTCGGCAGCACCGGAGCCATCTTCATCGAGGACGTGCGCATGCTCGTGCCGTCTGGGACAGACGTCACGGTGCTCGATCGGGTAGGGCCAATAACGGACCGACTCGGAGTGGTGAAGCGCGCCGGGCCTTATCGCATCACCGCCGTGGTGGCCCGGAAAGACCACCTGGAACTTGGCCTTCGACTGGTGACTGAGTAATGACCGCGGGACAGCGGCCGTACACCGACCACATGCGCTCGGGCGCGAAGACGCCCGGCGACTCGGTCGACGTCGTGCGGCGGCTTCCGGTCTGAGGGCATCCTGATGCTGCTGTCGATGCGCGTGGTCATGACTGGCGACTTCGACAAGAAGATCGCCGAGGCCCTCGGCCTGGTCGAGAGCAACAAGCGCAGCTGCGTCATGCCGATGGCGGAGCTCATGCAGACCCGCTGGAAGCAGCGCGCGCCCTACGACAGCATCCACCACAAGCAGGGCGAGGAGCACTACCGCGACTCGATCAAGGTCGAGGTCATGAGCGAGAACGCCTATGGCGTCGTGATCCAGGTCGCCAGCGACAAGTGGTACGCCGATCTCCTCGAGTACGGCGACTCGAAGATGGCCGCCGAGCCGTCGTTCCGGCCGGCGCTCGACCGGACCTCCCAGGACGGGCCCGCGCTCATCGGTGAGGCGCTGATGGCGGTGCTACAGAAGTGACCGAGCTCTCGGTCGAGGCCGCGGTGGCCGCGCGGCTCAAGGCGACTGCGGGGACTCACGGCGCTCGTGGGTTCGCGGATCTTCCCGTCCGCGCTGCCGACCGACATCTCGGCGTTCCCGGCGCTCACCTACTCCCGGGTGCCGGGCTTCGCGCGCTACTCCGCGATGGGCGGCGACATGCCGTCGGTCTGCGCGCGGATCCAGGTCTCGATCTGGGGCAAGAAGTACGGCGACGCGAAGGACGCGCAGCGCGAGGCCCGCAAGGCCCTCCAGCGGTTCTCGGGCGTGAGCGCCGGCACGACGATCGAGGACATCTACATCGACAGCGAGGGCGATCTCCCACGCGAGCCGGAGACCGGGCTCTACCACTGCCCGCTTGACCTGCTCGTCTGGTACCGGGAGAGCTAGATGATGCGCGACTTCTTCACGACGCCGCTGCGCGCGCTGCGCGACCGACTGTCCGTGATCGTCGACGACCCGCTGATCGAGATCACGGCCGCGGCGGACCAGGGTGTCTGCCTGCACCCGAAGGACGAGCTGCTCGACTACGCGCGCATGGGTCACCCGAACGCGAAGATGTGCCGCCGCTGCGGCGAGGAGGTTTAGATGCCGGTCGGATTCCTGCTCAAGAACGCCAAGCTGCTCGCGGACGGACTCGACCTGTCGGCCAACGCGAACGAGGTCAACATGCAGTACGGGTCCGATGCGCTCGAGGAGACGACCTTCGCCGACGTCGCCGACGGCGGCGGGACGCACATCTTCCAGGCCGGGCTGCTCAAGGGCACGGTCGACTACAAGGGCTTCTGGAAGGCCGTGCCCGACACGCTCGCCCACGCGAAGGTCGGGGTCGTCGACGCGCCGCTCTCGATCGGGCCGACCGGCGCGGACGGCGATCCGATGTTCTTCCTCAAGGCCCTGCGCGGCACGCTCGCCCGCACCGCGAACATCGGGACACTCCTGGGCGTCACCGGACACTTCGATTCGCGCGGTGCGCCGATCCTGCTCGGCACCGTCATGGCCCGTGGGGTCATCGGCGCCGGCGTCGCGAACCAGTTCCTCGCCTCCACGAACATGAAGGCGACCGCGTACACGATGACCAGCACGACCCTCCCGGCGGGCTACTCGGCCCGGCGGGTCACGATCACGCACACCGCGTCCGGCGCGCAGGACACCCTGGGCAGCGCGGCGCTCGTCGGGACCGACGAGAACGGGGCCGCCCAGACCGAGTCCCTCGCCCTCGTCTCGGGTGGGGTCGCGACCAGCCTCAAGGCATACAAGACCCTCACCGGCTGCACCACCGCGTCGTGGGTGATCAGCGGCGGCAACGACACGATCACGGTCGGGTTCGCCGACGTCGGCGTGCCGCGGAACCTCGGTGCGGTCTCGGCGACCCAGAAGCTCTACGCGATCCTGCACGTGCTCGACATCCCGACCTTGTTCGCGACGCTCGCGTTTCTGCGCCGGCGGGCCGCTGGGTCGCCGCGCTCGTTGTCGCGCTCCTGGTC